TTTTATTATTTTTCTGTCTATGTATAATCCTGCTGCCTTGCCTCGATTGGCTTCAGCATTTACAGCAGAAGAGAAAGATCCTTTCTTCAAAGCAGCTTCTCTAAGTCTTGCAAGTTCTGCAATGTGACCCTCGTAAGTCACTTCATGTTTTTTTAATCTTTCTTCTCTTAATTCACCAATACGTTTTACAACAAGTGGTGATAGTTTTGGATTGCATAACTCAGACCCCTCTTGTCTTGCACGTTTAGGACTATACCCTGCAGCGATAGCTGCCTCTGTTTGTGTCATAGGTCCATCTGGTCCCCCGAATACTAAAAACTCGGCGAATCGTTGTTGCATTTCTGTTAATCGTTTAGGTACTCCCATGTTGACAATTTAAGGTAACTATCCTATAAAGTCAACAATGTTTGTAAAGCACTTGCAAGAGTATTTAGATCAGTTCACTGATGGTAAAAGAGGTAACGCTATATCAAACGCAACTATCTACATGCAAGTTGGTGGTCACCTTGAAGAAGTTAAAAGAATTGAAGTGCAAGAGTCAAATATAATTGGACAAAACTCCATTCGTGTTGTACTAAAACCTACAACACAAAAGATAATTATCGCTCCTAAAACACCAGATTAGAAAGCCCTAGTTACCTTGAAACCCGAGCGAAAATTATATGCAAAAATTAAAAAATCTATACCTGAAATTTCCTGGATTAGGCTTGAAAACTCTAGCTTACATGGCACTCCCGATCTACTGGGCTGTACTGCTAATGGCCACTTTTTTACACTAGAGCTCAAAGTCACAACAGGTAACAAAGTGCGCTTCAGTCCGCACCAAATTGCCTTTCATGTTAAACATCCTCACAACACTTTCATCTGCATTGAGCACCTCGGTTCAGGGTGCTTGAAACTTTTCCGTGGTTCAAGAATCTTGGAGCTTGATGCTTGTGGCTTCAAGCTTGACGCTTGCTGCTTGGGGCTTGATGCTTGTCGCTTGATGCTTCAGGAGCTTGGGGCTTGACGCTTGAAGCTTGGGGCTCTGCAACCCGCTTAGCGGTAGAGTCCTCCCGAGCTTGAAGCTTGAGGCCCGGACCAGGACGCACGCTTGTTGCTTCCGTCGAAGCTTCGTCGCTAATGGCCTGGTCCGATTTATTACGTAGCTTTCGTAATT